TCAGAGACATTTTCTTTTACATCATGATATCTAAATTCTTTGTGCATTCTACAAAGATTTGCATGATCTTCATCTTTAAACAAAGCTTTCTTAATTAATTTACTTTGACAATATTTATGTATTGTACAAATTCTATTTTCAAAAAATTTTTCTTCTAACTTCATATCTTTTATTTGTTGTAAATCTTCTACGGCTTCTCTAATTTCATCAGCAGCCACATTCGTATGCGATAATAAAATCATTCTTTCTGGTGAATATATTTTTAAAAGTTCTTGATACTTTTGTTTTAAGTAAATATGTGTCTTACCAGTTCCTGGAGGGCCAACTATAAATTTAAGATTACTCATGTGCTATTTGTTTTACCTCCGTAACTTCTTCAAACTCTCCCTCATGAATAAGATGAGTTTCATCTACATTGTAGTTTTCTATTTTATATGTAGAACAAGAGTGTTCTTTGTACTTACCTCTGTATTTTTTTGCTTTAAGAACGCTTTTGCATTTTAAAACTAAATCTACCCTAGCCATGTTTACTCTTTTTTTCTGTAAAAATTCATCAAACTTGTCTAATTTAAATTCTAAACTTTTATTTTTAATGTTATAGAAAGGCATACCAAACAAATGTAATTCTTTTTTATCTGTAAATGCTTTGTGTTCTGCAATAAAACCATCAAACCAACCAATAAATCGTAAATCTTCACTAGATTCTGGGTCATAGTCTTGTGATTTTCTACGTGTTTCAAACTTTGCTATCATCATTTTTTCAAAGTCCATTTCTTTCATGTAAGGCAAAAACACTGCGGCTTGTTTCATTACCTCATTATAAAATATTTTTTTATTCATTAGTTGTGGTCCCTCTACAGTTATGTCCTTTTCAACTTTCTTGCCTTCTTCTGTAGTATATATTTTTACAAAGTATCTATCACTTCCATATTCAGTGATTTCGCCAACATGTTCCTGTATTTCCTCTGTGTTATTTTCAACACCAATCCAACTAAATAATTTTATTATATCTTTTTGATCTGCATTTAAAACTTCTGCTAACTTAGGAATTCCATATTGTTTCTCTGCTTTTTTACCCGTTGTTCCTTTTTCATTACGTTTTTCAGCTTCGGTATCGTTTGCTTCAATAGCAATGTTGTGTACAAATTTATCTATTTCAGTCGCTGTCCAGTCTGTATTTTTAATTAAAGTTCCTGCTATGGCTGTGCAGTAAACATCCCTAGATCCAGCAGAAGGATATATAATTGTAAGTGCTGTAGACAACGCTATCTTACCTACATCAACTTTTATATTACCACTGTACTCATGAATGTTAGTGTAAGTAGCCCATTCAACTTTTTCTCCATTATCATCGTAAGGAGACTCTGGAACTATTGTATATCTCTCTTTACCGCTTCTTAATTCACAAAGAGTTGCCCCGTGAGGAAACTTTTCAAAATTTTTTTCAAAACTTTTTGGTAGTATGTATTGTGTAAATTTGCAAGAACCTGTCCAAAGGTAATGACTATTTGGATTATTTCTTCTGCCGTAAACCGCACCACAGTCTTTTAAATAATGTGTAATAAATCTTCTAACAACAAAATTGTCTATGTCTAAATCAATATGTTTATCTAATCTTAATGCTATTTGTGCTTTTGAGTGATTGTTTTTCCATTCTTCTTTCGTTAAACTAAAATCATCTTTTTTCCAACTGACCCTGGCTTTCTTTTGATCGGTGGGTATTATTACGTAGCCAAGATCAAGCCAGTCTTCATAAGTCTTAGGTTTTATATTTATCTTGTCATTCATAAATTAAAAGTGGGCGTTTCCACTCTCGCTTAGACGCCCACTACCTAGGATTCTATAAATTCAAAGATTTTTTTGTTTGTTCTTGAACTTCAGGTTTAGCTTGTATCTCACCTTTACCTACAGATTCAGCAAAGTTTTTAGCCATGTCATACAAATCTTTTTGTTCAACAGGACCAACTTTACTTACATCCCAACCAAACCATGTTCCTTTGTCATTAGACATTTGAACGGTTTTTAAATTGTAAATGTGGCTGTATGTAGGCGGAGTAAACAATCCGTTTTTACCTTGCATCTTAATACCCATCATCATTGAGTTCCATTTTCTACTCACTTTTAATTGAGTAGACTTCATAGATATCAATGCTGTGTGTGGGTTTGCACCTCTTACCAATACAAAATGGCTTGCAGTATTTTCAAGATAATTGCCGTTTGGTAATCTATCTTTATAGTCTTTACCCCTAGTGGTTTGACTAATTATATCACTGTCTGCCTCGTGAATTGCAACAGGTGCACCAGTGCTGGTACCTCTGTCTTGCCATTCAATGTATTGTCTTTTGTAGTGACAAGGTATTACATCAACATCATTATATAACTCGTTTGTAACTGTGTTGATTATTAGTCCAGGTTCTGCACCCTCGACATATTTACCATCTCTTTTGTTTACCTCTGGAGATAGTTGGCCCAAAATTTTTAAGAAAGGCAACGCAAGATCTTCTTGCGATATAT